TATGACATTCAAGGGTTTACATTTACGAAAGAGCATCCATATATTGCTATGAATAAAGAACAAGCCCAAGCAATTTTTGACAAGGAGGCAGGTTTTAGATTAGCAACCCCTAAAGAGGTTCAGGAGTTCTACCACTAATCTAAGCCTATTAAATGGCAGAGATATTAATTAATAGTCAGTCACCGATTACACATCAGGTATTTTGGAACGGTGATATAACTGTTCTGGATACTTTACCTACGGTTAAATTGTATGATATAACAATTGACCCTGCAGTAGATCCAGCCATTAATCCAAATACTCCACTTCAAATTTTATCTACATCTGCAGATGAAAATAATCCTGGAACATATGTAGTTTATGTCCCATATCAATATACAAATCGAAATAGAACTTTAAGGCTAGAGTGGTACTATACGATTGGCTCTACATCGGTAGTTAGGGCTGATGAGGTATATGTAGTAACTCCTTATGTAGACTTTAATCACGTACAAGATTTAGGTTTTAGCGCAGATTCTTCAGACCCAGGATACAAATCATATAAAGAACTTGTACGTGCAGAAAGATATGCTCGCAAGCAAATAGAGCAATACACTGGTCAAAACTTTTACCTATATGATGACCTATATGTTGTTTATGGGTATGGCTCTGACATCCTACCTTTGCCTGCAAAGTTGAACAGCTTGCATGAATTATACGGAAACGATTACCTTCTTTTAGATAATCTAAATAATGTTAATAATTTAAATTACGATGTTATTATTGCAGAAACTGGATATGGAATTAGAATTGATCGTTCTAGTGTAATAGACAATACTGTATATGTTGCAAATGGCATGGTTCCACCATCGATATATGACACTACTGGAGTTTTTCAGAATAACGTTCCCTATAAGGTTCAGGGCAAATTTGGATGGGATAAAGTTCCAGATGATGTAGAGCTTGCCGCTATTGAACTTATGAAAGACTATTTTACTAAAGATCAGGTATGGAGAAATAAGTATATTAAGAATATTTCTACATTTGACTGGGATTTCGAATATACTTCAGAGGCATATGCAGGTACAGGAAATGCATACGCTGACAGATTGCTTGCTGACTATGTAATGGTTAGCAAGGTAGAGATAATTTAATGAATGATCTCATAGACTCAGTATTGTCTATGAAGCTAGATGTTTATAGACAGTCAGAAATCCAAGACCCAGATACTGGGGCAATTAAGCGTGAATGGAATTATCACAGAACTGTAGACTGTCATGCAAAAGGTGTTATTAGCAACTCAGCAACAACTAGATCTAGCGACAAACAAGTTTTTAGCAATAAGTATATGAATGATCAAATTATTCAGGTTAGAACATCTGAGAAATTAACTATGCGTGAAAAAGTGACAAATGTAAGAGACGCTATGGATAATGTAATTTGGTCGGAAATAAATTTTCCAACAGAAACCCCCACAGTATTTGAGGTTATAGGAACAACTCCAATTACAGACCCTTTTGGCAATGTTCTTGGATATAACTCATCTATGAAGAGATCGGAGAACCAGCAAATTGGACTCTAGTGTAATGTTGATGCAGGCATCTAGCGGCCTAGAGAGACTTATGGCTGGCAATCAAAGCGGTGTGCTAAAAGATAGCACAGTAGCTCAGATATCTGCATATCTATATTACAATTCCCATGTGATCGCTAAATTAACCGAAAATAAACAATTTCAAAGTAAATTTTCTGAAACTATATTTAATCAAATAAATAAAGATTTTGGTGAATATATTGATGCAAAAGCTAGAACGTCTCCAAGATCTTTACATCATGTTTATGAGTGGAAAAAGGTTGGAAATAAGACTGCAAGACTTTTTGGTTTGAGCCTTGTCGCACAAGATGGCTTGTCCTTTAAAATAGCGACCTCATTTAAGCCATCACGCTCCCTTGTACCGCTTAGCGGTGGAACAAAGCGTAGACATACATTTATAAATAAGGCTAGCATAATGGAAGCAGGAATGCCACTAAAGATATCTCCTAAGAATGCTACTAGATTAGTATTTGAATCTGATGGAGAAACAGTATTTATGCCTAAAGGTGCATCAGTTATTGTTAAGCGTCCAGGTGGACCTGGAGTAAAAAACCAATATTCTTTAGCACACTCTAGATTTTTTTCAGGTCAACTTGTAAATCAATCAATTAAAAGATCTGGATTTCAAAGAATATTTAATGCTGGAATGGCAAAAGCACTTAGTCTTCCTTCTGGAATTAAAAAAGTACAATATAAGTTTAGCCCTAACCTAGTTAGAAGTCAGGCAGATGCTTCCCTTGCATCAGCATTTGGAGGTGTCCTATGACAGCAAATTTTAAATTAGATGCAATGCTGGAACTGCGTAAATTTTTATGGGATGAGCTAAAGACTCGTAATATATTTGACGAAGATGATTATTGGTCAGATAATCTAAATGAGAACATTGTTCCAATTGTCCCAGTTCAGCAGACTGCAGAAATGAATCAATTTTTAAGCGGGAAAAAGCATATAGTCTATGACAAGATAGGTATGTCCTACGAAGACAACTGGATGATATGCTGTGAGCAAATCTTATTTACCATATATTCAACAGACTTTTCAGAAATTAATGAGATCCGCAATTTTATGACAGATCAATTTAGACGTATGGATGAGTCTGCCAGAGATGTAAATTACTGGTCTGGGCTATCAGATAAATTCAAATTCTTTTCAATATTTGTGGCAGATATCTCTCCGTCAGAAGAACTTCAAGGATTCTTCTCAGCAGAAGTAATACTTGAAATCAAATACTCACGAATATTAGACGGTCAAGGCAGATTTCTCTGAGGTTTGCCTTTTGACCCTTTATGGCCTAAAATTAGACTACAAGAGGAAAGAAGCCTAGCCAGCTTGATTAAAATTTAATAGATAGAATTCCAGGAGGTGGAAATAAAGATATGGCACAAAATGCAGGTAATGCTAAAAACATTCTCGTAGGTGCGTCTCCTTTGTTTATTTCGAATATCGATTCAACAACAGCAGGATACTCAACATATGAGAATTCAGAGCCAGGTACAACAAATGCTAGCGCTTTTGCTACAGGTGTTTCTTATACAACAACACTTAATAACAAAGACTCTGGTACTTTCTACTACAGAAACGTAGGTTTTACCAATAATGGTCTCCAGATTACATACAATCCAACATATGATTCAGTAACCGTTGACCAGCTACTTGATACAGCTAAGCTGTTCAAGTCTGCGATGGAGGTTATGATCGCAACTGAAATGTCAGAAGGCACACTAGAAAACGTTCTAGTAGTATTCGGACAACCAGATGATCCAACAAATAATACTGCTATCACACAAGATAACACAATTATTGAAACAGGAACTGGAACAAGCAAGAAGTCAGAACTTGGTATTGCAGCAGGTGCGTTAGGTATCGCTCCAACAGAGCGTCAACTAATTGCAGTTGGACAAGCTCCAACAGCATCAGCATCAAAGACTGAGCGTGTATATTATGCACGTCGTGTTCTTTCTGTACAACAGTCACAGTTCACTTTGGCACGTTCTACTCCAACTACATTTCCAGTAACCTTCCGTCTTCTCCCTACCGCTATGTCGGGATATGAGGGCCAGGAGTACGGTAAGATTATTGACCGTGTATTGGTAGCATAATAACCAAATAAATGTCGGAAGCCCCCGAAAATTCGGGGGCTTTCTGCTTGTATATGTAAAACCATTATGTTATAATAATTTAGACTATCCAAGGAGGATAAATTGGCAACTACAGTATACAATGTAGAAGAAATTCAACTACAAAATGGGCAAACAGCAAAGCTCAAACCACTATCAATTAAGGAACTTCGTAAGTTCATGGTAGCTATTCAAAAGACTTCCGATGTAACTACAGAAGATGAAACCCTTTCAATTCTTATTGATGCATGCGCTATCGCTTTAGAAAAGCAATTACCAGATCTAGTAAAAGATCGTGACGCTCTAGAAGACGCTCTAGATGTTCCAACAATGAACCGCATACTTGAAGTTTGCGGAGGAATTAAACTTGACGACCCAAACCTTCTAGCGGCAGCGGTTCTGGCTGGTCAGAACTCGATTTAGCCGCATTAGAAGGAGCAATAAAGAAGAGGGAACACGACCAGAAAAAGTTTCAAGCTTCGCTTAAAGGTGTAGATATAGGAGAATATGAAACAGAAGAAGGAGGAAGTTCCAAGTTTGATGACATGCGCTTGAGGGCTGCAGGAATAAATGCAACTTCAAACGATGTGGTTTCACTTCAAGGAAGATTTGCAGCAGAAGCTGGATTTGGAATTGGAGCAGGACTTGGATATTCTACGGAGTAAAAACTAAATGGCTGACGAAACAATCAGTACCCGAATAGTCGCTAATGCCGACTTTTCAGCCCTTATTGCCGATGTGCATAAGGTTACTGCCAGCCTATCTCGACTACAAGAGCAACTAGCCAACTCTAATAAGATGTTGGCTAACAATGTTGCCCTGATGAATCGCAACTTTGCGGATACTCTTAGAAGCACTGGACAATATTCTACTCACTTTGTAAGCCTAACATCAGATGTAGAAAAGTTTGGTAAAAACCTAGATGGTGGCAGGCTTAAATTAAGAGATTATTTTGGTACATTTCAACAGCATGTTAAAACATCTGGCGGGCTAATTAGAGAACTTGCTAAACAGCAAGTTGCTATGCAAAATGCCATACTTCAGCCATTAGGTCGTAATTCACAGGGACTACAACAGTTTAATGTTCATATCCCAAGAGGTCTTGATGAGATAAAAAATAAGACATCTATAGCAAGACAAGAACTTGCTATTATGAATCGTGTTATTCAAGACGGTGCAGTACAACTTATTAACTGGGGTAAAAACACTCAATGGGCAGGCCGCCAGCTAACAGTAGGTTTAACATTACCGCTAGCAGCATTTGGTAAAGCATCAGCAGATGCATTTAAACAAGCTGATCAAGAACTTACACGTTTAACAAAGGTTTATGGAGATGTTGCTGGTACATCAGCAGCAGAATTAGGTAAAATTCGTCAAGATGTAATTAATACTTCTAAAGAATTATCTCAAGCATTCGGCACTAATTTTAGTGAAACTATTTCTTTAGCAGCCGATATTGCTGCTACTGGTAAACAAGGACAAGAACTTTTAGATTCTGTAAAAGAAACAAGTCGCCTCGCTGTGCTTGGTGAAGTTGATCGTCAAGAAGCTATGAAAGCAACACTAGCTATTCAAACTGCATTTCAACAAAATACTGATGAGCTTTCTGCTTCAATTAACTTCCTTAACGCAGTTGAAAACCAAACATCAACATCTCTAGCAGATTTAGTAGAAGCTATTCCTAAAGCTGGTCCAGTTGTTAAACAATTAGGTGGCGACATTGAAGACTTAGCTTTATATATGACAGCTATGCGTGAAGGTGGAATTAATGCATCAGAAGGAGCAAACGCTCTTAAGTCTGGTCTAGCTGCTTTAATTAATCCAACAAAACAAACAGTTGGAGTAATGGGCGATTTTGGAATTGATATCCTTGGAATGGTTAATAAAAATGCTGGAGACACAACAGCGTTGCTATTTGATCTACAAGCAGCATTAGACAATCTTAATCCTTTACAAAAAGCTCAAGCAATTGAACAATTATTTGGAAAGTTCCAATTTGCAAGAATAAGTGCATTGCTAAATAACCTAGGAAGACAGGGAAGCCAGACATTACAGGTTTTAGATTTAATGAAAGCAAGTGCTTCTGATTTAGAAAAAGTAGCTGGTCGAGAATTAGCAGCAGTAACAGAATCAGCTTCTGGTAGATATAAGAGAGCAATTGAATCATTACGTGCAGATTTAGCTGGATTAGGAGATCAATTCCTTTCTATTGCTACAACAATGATTAATGTTGTAGATAAGGCATTAAAGTTTTTTGAAGGACTTCCTAAGCCAATTAAGCAGGCCATAACATTCCTTGGAGCATTAACTGCCTTAGCTGGCCCATTAATTATGATTACTGGTGTTCTCGCCAACTTCTTCGGATATATTCTAAAGGGCGTAATGCATATGAAGGCATTCTTTAAGGGTGGAGAAGGATGGAAATATTTAACGCCAGAAATGTTGGCGGCAGAAAAAGCTGGTAAATTAGTAGAACAGTCATTTTATTCAGATGCTAAAGCAGCAGCAATTTTACAAACTGCTCTTCGTAATTTAATTGATGAATTTAGTATATTAGAAGCAAAAGCAAAATCTGGAGCAATGGCAGTAAATCCAGCAATAACTACAATGGCTGGAAACGCTGTTATGGGTGCAGGCGGTAGAGTTGTTAATCCAGGACATCCATTAGCTGGAGCAATGGGAACTCGTGCATCAACGCATATGGTTCCTCGTGCTGGACTTACAGATGAGCAAAGAATGCAACAGACCATATTTGGTCTTGTTCCAGGATCAATTCCTGTAAATAGAAAAATTGGTGATGCTCCTCAGATTTATATGAATCAACCACTACCTCCTGTTGCGGGTCTTACACAGGTTGGAGGAGTTTCAACAGGTGTTGTAGCAGGAGAAGCAGCAAGATGGCATGCTATGATGGCAACCCTTGCAATGCAGTCAAAGGCAGAAATTGAACAATTAAAGAAACAAATTGCTACTACAGGAATTGTAAGTAAAGACTTCATGCAACAGTTTGATGATATTTTACCAATTGTTTCTGGAATTACAGATAATGCAGCACAGCAATCATCATTAATTGTTGCAGAACTTCGTGCAGGCAAATTAACAGTTGAGCAGGCTCGTGCAAAAATTATTGCATTAAATCTAGAAGTTGAAAGAATGATTGGTCAGGCAGTTGGAACACATGCGGCTTCTATGGGTCGTACAATTAATCCAACAATGGTTCCAACACTCAATCAGCCAGTAGTTGATCCTTCTGGTAAATCAAATATGCGTGAATTATTTAAGAAGAGCAAAACTCGTGACTTGGTCGATAAGGTTGCTCGTTCACTTGGCGTAAGAACATCTGGTGCTGGATATAATATTGAAACAACTAGACCTCGTAAGATGAATATGGGCGGATATGTTTATACTATGAATGATGGAAACATTGTTCCAGGTCCAAATGTAAACTCAGATGTTGTACCAGCAATGCTTACTCCTGGAGAGTTTGTTGTAAATAGAGAAGCAACTGCAGCAAATCTTCCGCTTCTTATGGCAATTAACGGAGGTGCTGGAAATGGCGGTCCTGGATATGCTACTGGTGGAGAAATCCAAGCATGGAATGATTTAAGAGATATTAATACTAGAATGTTTTCTTCTCCAAACTGGGAGCAGGAAGTTAGAACTAGATCTATTATGCATGATGCGGCGATATTAGTAGATCGTGGATTATCTGTAGATGATGCTATTAAATTTGCTACAAAAGATTATGATGATGCGTGGTCTCAGTCTCTTAATAAAGAAGGATTCATAGATAAAAATAAATGGCGTCAAGCTAGGAAAGTAACTTCTATGCGTAGAGCCAGACATTTAAGTAGATTACGTGCTGGACAAATTAGAGCTGGTATATCAAATCCAGTAAGAGAAATGACAAAAACTGGTGCTGGAATTAGACCAACTAGAGAGTTGCTTGCAGCAGTTCAGGGAAGAGCTGGCGCTCTTGGCGGAACAGCAGTAGTAGATAAAATATTCGGTTCTTTATTTGGGTCTGATTGGGAAAAGAATCCAGATTTTGCAAAAGCAGTTCATTCAGAGCATACATCTCCTAGAGGGTCATGGGGATATAGAATGCTTGGTAATTACGGTCAAGCGATGCTTGGAGAAGAAGGCATTAATGTTAGAACAAATAGAGTAAGAACAGTAAGTGGTGGATTGCTTCCAGATGAAGTAATTATGACTAATCGAGGATTAGGTTCGTATGAAAGACAGTCTAATCGTCGTGGAATTAATCCAAGAAATATGCCACAAGCAACAAGATTCCTGGGTATGCCAACTTGGTTAAGTAGAGCAGTTCGTGGTTTCGGTGATCGTAGAATGTCTTTCCGTACAGCATTTGCTGCCAATAGAGGCGGAATGGTTCCAGGATATAACATGGGTGGAATAGTTCAAGGATATCAAAAGGGTGGGATTGCTGAAGCATTAAAATCAGGATTTCAACAAGGTAAAGCGGCTGGTCCAAGTCAAATGGGGACTGGTGCTGCATCACAAATGATGGGCATGGGACTTCTATTTGGTGGACAAGCAGTTGGTGGAAGCATGGGACAAGCGATGCAATTAGCTGGTATGCTTGCATCATTTGCACCTATGTTGGCTCCTATAGGTAAAATGATTAAAACTATGGGATCTTTAACTGCTGTTGTAACTAAATTTGGAAGTATTGCTGGTCGTGTGTTTATGGCGGTTAGAACTGGAATAACTGCAATGTTAGGTCCAGTAGGATTAGTTATAGCTGGAATCACAGCACTAGTAGCACTTGTTATAAAACTAAGAAAAATGTCTGCCGAAAGAGAAGCAGAGCAAACTTCTATGTTCGGCCTTTCAGAAAAAGGCGCAAAAGAACTAGGAATATCCTATACAAATCTTTCTGAAAAGATTAAAGATGTAAGAGCAGAACAACAATTGATGGCAGATAAAGCTAGATCTCAGTTTGAAGCGTATACATCTGCTGGTGTAACTGGAATATCTTTAACAATTAAACAGCTTAAAGATCTTAAAGAAACTGTTAAAAAAGATATGCCAGATACATTAAAGACTTTAAATGGAATGGATACAAGTCAATTAACAGCATGGGCAGCTAATATTAAAGCTCAAATGCTTGCTGCTGGAAAGAGTGTACAGGAAACAAATAATTTAATCTATGCACTTATTGAATCTTCAAATAAAGCTGGTATGGGAATTACAGCATTGACTGATAAAGCCTTTATGGGAATAACAGATAAGGGATCTGCCGCCGCATTTATTGTTAAAAATTTGGCCGATAATTTTGATAAAGTATACTCAATAGACTCTGACGCTTTTGCGGCTAATTTAGATACAGCAGTCACATCTCTAGATAAAGCATTAGAATCAATGATTGGAACTAAGAATGCTCAAGGTGAAGTAGTAGATGAGGCCGAAGCATTAGTTTCAATATACAAGAAGATGGAAGAATCTGGAGTTAAAAATAAAGAAATTTCATCTGCTGTATTACTTACAATACAAAAAGAAAGACCAGAATTAGCTGCAATATTAAAACAAGGCGATACTATTGGTGGCATGTATGCAAAATGGAGATTGCTATTATCTGGAGTTTCTTTAGATCTTTCTAAATTGAATTCAGAACAAGCAGAGCTACTTTCAACATTCCAATCAGGCCTTGACCAAGCTGCTGCAACAGCTTTAGATGTAACAAATAATTTAGCTGGAGTTCCAAGTGTTGGAAAAACATTAAAGAAGGTAAATGAGGCTCAAGCTGCCGCTGCAAAACTTGCCACAGCAGGAGCTAAAGGCGAGCTAGGCGCAAATAAAGAATTAATAAAAACATATCAGGATCAGATTAAAGAAATTAGAAAGAGGGCGGACGAGAAAAAGAAAGCTCTTCAAGATACTTTAGATTCTGAAAATACAGAATTACAAATGCAGAAATTGCAATTGGAATATCAACAGGCCCTTGCTCGTGGAGATAAAGATGCAGCAGCTGCTGCACAAATATCAATTCAGCAGTTAAGCAAGGAATTTCAGACTAGAAAAGCTATTCAGAAAATTGAAGATAATGCTATAAAAGAAGAAGAAAAGATTCAGGCTAAAATTGATGCTGAAAATGCTAAAGATAAAAAGGGTACTGCTGCAGGAGAGGCTTACGGTAACAGGGCTACATCCCTTTCTGCTACATCTGCGGCAATTACTGAATTTACAAATAGATACACTGGACTAGCATCTCGTCAATCAATCATAGATGCTATGACTCCTGGTGTTCAAAAAAATACAGCAAATCAAAGAGTTAAAGATGACTTTAGTGTGTTTATGCAAGATTTAATTAAATCTGCAAATAAAGATCCATATGTTGCAGAAGCATTTAGTAATTTATTAATCAAAGATCCTAAGACTGGGAAATATATAGAAAAACCTAGCTTTACTTCTACTTCTCCAACTGGAACTACGTATACTTCAGGCGGAGCATTTGGAGAGCTTGCGTCTCTTTCAAAAAGCATGTCAGCGTTTGCATCACAGATTATGGGTGGACCAAAAGGAACTTTGCAAGGAGTTATTGATGCAATTAGGGCTGGTCAAAAGGGCACTGGTGTCGGAACTTCAAGTAACCCATATGTAATTGATGATACTAAATATAAGGTTACAACTGCAACAGATGGTTCTTTTACAAGCAAAGCAATTGTAGATGCTTATGCCTCTCAAGGACTTGAAGCTGGAGACTTTGTTACATATTTAGACAAGAAATATAAACTAGAAAGAAACAACAAATTTGTTCCAGCAAAAGCCATGGGTGGATATATTACTCGTGCTCAATCTGGAATATCTGGAATGATGGGAACGCAACCGTATCTTGTGGGAGAGCGTGGACCAGAGTTATTTATTCCATCAGGCGGAGGACAAATAATTCCAAACAATATGCTTGGAATTAATTATGGTCCAAGCTTTAATATTCCATCAAATACTATTTCTGGTGTTAATGGCGGAGCAAACAATTCATATAATAATAACGTATATAATATTGATATTGATCTTAATGGCACAAATGTCAGTGCAGATGATATAATGAGAAGGTTCAAGGCGGAATTGGCATTGATTAATGCAAAAGAAGGTAGAGTCAGAACTGTAGGAGGTTCATACTAATGGCTATGTATTTACCTAGAGGTTCTGTATTATGGATAGAGGCTAAAGATCTTCTTGCTACCCCCGCAGGCACTACAAAGATTTGGAATAAGGTTTCTGAGCATAATAGAAGTCCAGTAGAACTTGGTGTTGAAAGAATTGAAAAAGTAGTTAGAACATCTAATGGAACTCTTAGAAAGAACCATGTTGCTGATAAAAGGCAGTTCTCTATGTCGTGGGAAATGTTGCCATCATATAGAACATTAACAGTCGACGGCGGTTGGGGGGCAGAAGACTTAAGACAATTTTATCTCAGTGATGATGGAAAGAAAACATTTAATATTAGAATTAATTTAGCAAAGACTGGTTCAGATCAATCGACATCTGGATATGAGTCATATACAGTATCGTTATCTAGCTTTAATTGTACACTTGTAAAAAGAGGGCTACAACCACACTGGAATGTTTCTTTATCAATGGATGAGGTATAATGATAAGCTCTTCTCCTGAATTAAAAACAGTTTTAGAACAAGATACTACTTTAATAGTAAAAACTGGTTGTGTTCTAGAATACAATATGAACACTCTTGTTGATAATATAACAATGTCTGGTGCAGAAATAAATAGGACAGATGCAGCTGGCAATTCATATCAACCATTTAAAAAATTATTTCCAGTAGATTCTGTTATTAAACCATTTAGGCCAATTAAAGCGGGAGTCAAATACGCTATATTGGGAGATATTCCAACTAATAGTTATAAAGATCCTAGAATAAGCGTTTACCCTTATGATTATAGAACATATTTGCCAGGATCTGAAACCTCATATAAATATTATGTGTCAGATAAAGGCGTAGGTCTAGATGTTACAGCTACATATCCTAAAACAATTTTAACAAATAAAATAGTTATTAGATTTGAATTAGCACACTCTACACCGCCAACCTGGACAATATATAACGGAGCAACACAGCTTGCTACTGGAACAAGTTCAAGCATTAAAACATTTGGTAATCCAGATGCTGGCACAGTTACTATTTATTATAATGGAACATCTTGGTCTACTACAGAACCAACAACTCCAGCATCTCCAGTAAATATGACAAGCTTAAGAGTAACAGCAGGGGCGGTTTCTGGAAA